CCAGAGATACCCTGTGGTTCTCCACCCCATGTAGCACCAACAAGCAAAGCCAAGAATTCACCACCACTACTGGAGTCACAGCAAATTGAGTGGCGGTATCGGTTCCACTGTTCCTTTAGGTCCGATAAGACACTATAGGCTAGTTTACATTGCTTGTTGGAATTTCTAATACTTACGATATCATTAATACCAACTTCACCGAGTTGAGTATTTGTTCTCAGAGGGAACTCGCACATATCAAACATTGTTTGCCACATATACTTGGCTCCTCTACCACTCGAATAATCGTCGTTCATGGTGGGGAAAGGTTTGTATAGGTATGATGTATCAAAGTAACCGTAGACAGTATCTCTCAGCGAACTAAACGCAGGATTTTCGTTTCCATTTATTATTTTTCTACCTAACAGAGGTGAATCGCTGTCCTCATCATCAGCATTGAAATCTTCATACTTGTATGTAACATAGTCCTGTTTGAGGTGCGAAGCAAGACTCATGGCATCGTGATAATAAGTATTATTTCTGATTCCGATATTGTTATTTGTGTGTACAGTTTCTTCATCGTCCTGTTCACCAACTTCAAGGTTTATACCATTATAAATTCCTCTATAGTTTGGCTCGATCAAGTTGTAACGAGAACCAAAGGCACCATTTTCTTGTAACTCAAGAATATCTGTTGCCTTTATCAACTTGAACATTTCAATTCTTTTAGTTATAGTTTCATCCATTGTGAATCTATATGTGTGGTAGCCAGCATCTTCGTTTCCTTCGAGATAATTTTGTTTATATAAACTATCATGTTCAGCACCACCTATTGGAATAAGTCGCCATTGACCTAAAGGTAATGACTGGTAGAAAACGTATGATGGATTTTCTTTGTATGGAACTCCCGGATCTTGGACAATGATATCTCCATCATTATTTTTTTCTTCCACGTAACCTACGGCAGGAATAGCGTAGTTTAATGATGATCTAATAAGTGTGTTTATGCTTGGAATTGATTTCTCTTTGCCCCAAGGGTATAATGATTGAGTGCTTTTAAACCAGACTCCGTTATATGTGGGAACAATTTGTGGTTCAACTTGCGCTGTATTTTCTACCGGAGATGTTTCTTTGTCTGGTGTGGGAGCAAGAATACCTAACTCATTTGAAGAAGCAACAGATCGAACAAACTCACTGATTGTGCCAACATAGTCCTCCTCTAACTCTCTTGTTTCATAATCAATTGATGTGCTTTCATAAGAAGCAAATTCTAAGCGATATGTAGCTGCTTGGGAAGAACCTAGTTTAGCGACACCGGGAGATATATCGGAAACAATTGAAACATTATAAACATAAAATGCTAATCCATCTAAAGAGGATTTTATATTATTTTCAACAATCTCAGTAGAAAAAGAAAATCGAATCATTGATCCGGTTTTAGCCAGCGTTGTTATTGAGGGTAAATCTGGTTCATCATTGTCTGGATTTGGGTCATTCAACAAAATGAATCCACTTATACCACCACTAAAGATACCTTCTTCAATAGACATTCCACCAAACGTACTGGATGCTTGAAAGCTTTCAATAACATTTACATACTCAGTTGAATCTTTTGGCTTTATTGAGATCTCACTGAAAACTACATCATTTCTAGCCATTAAAATTATCCTCTATGTTTTCAATTTCACTACTAACAACGGATCGTGGAATAACTTGAATTTTTCTTTTTTCATCGTTTTGATTTACGAGTCTATCAGTAACTGATACAACTTCTTGTGATAGTGTATAGACAAATCCATCAGTTCCAGTTTGACCATTTGCCGACAAAATGTAACCTTCTAGTAAAGAACATGTTCCGTTGGTATTTCCTGAATTATATGTTGTACCAGAAAAATTTGTATAACTGAAAAGATCCCCACCTTGTAGTACAATGTTCTTCGTGTACGGATTTAAGTCTGTATTTGTGGTAT